GTCAGGGCAGTTGTGACGCGGTGCAAAATGACTCCGGTCCATTTACTCCACGAAGTGGAGATGTTGCACCCACACCTGACCCGACGAATCAATTGCCTTCGTGCAGTCCGGCTGCCGATCCACCGGTTGACATTGAACCGAGAAGGAATGAGTTGGGATATGTTGAAATTGGCGAGGGAAACAAGGACATGCATCCTCTTGGCGGCACCGACGACAAAGATTCGGAAATTCGCGCCTTGAGGGATGATCGCGTGATCCACACGTCCGAAGGTGTGGGTGTGATTGGCCAGTCCATGGATGGCAAGAACCCCAAGCAAATTGTGGGGGTCTTGGCTCTTCCTGTGTCGGTCCCACCTAACGTTTATGCTAAGGAGGCCGACAATGTTGCCTCTTCAATAGAGAACAGGATCATAGCAAAACAGCGACCATTCACGGCAAACAAGGTCGACAAAGCATTGATTGGCCGCCTCGTTAATTGTGCATTGGGCACTGACCCACGACGTTCGTTGTTCAGTGCTAAGCGCATCACCGAATGGTGGCAGACGCACGTTTTCGAGGAATTGCGATCAGGCAAATGGTCCGAGGAGCGGATGAAGAACACGATCGAAGGCTTGTGCGCTCGCATAGACCCTCAGTTTAAGTTTAAGTGTGACGTCAAACTCGAGTCCATGCCGGAAGGCAAGGCGCCGAGAATGTTGATCGCTGACGGCGATGAAGGTCAGGTTCTTGCATTGTTAGTTATTTGCTGCATAGAGGACTTGATCAAGGCCCATATGCCGAAGAAGACGATAAAGGGGTTGGCCAAGAGAGCTGCGATGCAGAGAGTGGCAAAAGAGCTACGTGTGCCCAATGGTGCTTTTCAGAGCACCAAAGCGAAAGAGGCAACCGTGGGAGAGGCGCGCTTGGTTTTTGAAGGAGACGGGTCGGCTTGGGACACGACTTGCGGTGCTGAATTGCGAGATTGCGTCGAGAATCCAGTGATTCTACGGGTCGCGGATGTCCTCAAGGTGCACATGTCACAGCCACTCACATGGGTCGATGCTCACTCACAGGCGTGTACAAGGAAGAAACTGGTGCTCTCCTTCACAAAGAACAAGGAGAAGCAGAAGTTTTTGATCAACGCTATACGCCGGAGCGGGCACCGTGGCACGTCTTGCCTCAATTGGTGGGTGAATTTCACGTGCTGGCACTGCGCCATTTTTCAGACTCCTGAGGTGTTCCTTGACCCTGCAGTGAGGTACGCAGACGATCATTGCGGAGTTCGAAGGTGGCTTGCCAGTGCGTTTGAGGGCGACGACAGCATTTTGTCAACAACCCCGCCGATTGAGGAGAAGAGCGAGCTTCACACGTCCATTTTGCAGCGGTGGGAGAGGTTCGGCTTTAACATGAAGATCTTTTTGAGAGACAGTCGAGCCTTATTCACCGGATATTACCTCGCGTTGGACAAGGCAGGGCCAACTGGCGTGATGATGCCTGAGATTGATCGGTGCTTTGCCCGCTCAGGCGTTTCCTGCTCCCCGAGCATGATTCAAGGCTTCAAGGACAAGAAGGGGACAGTCGTCAGAGGCGTCGCAAGGGCAGCGGCCCTTTCGCGGGCTTATGAGTTCGCGGGTCTGGCACCAACTATTTCCGCCCAATTTTTGAGGTATTATGGTTCATTGTCAGTTATAGAGAATGGCATGCGTTTCAACGCTTCGAAGGTGAAGACGCATGTCGACCGTGACCTTGTCATGCGCACGACGCGCCCACAAGACGAGTGCACGGTTGAGAATTATTCCGAGTCAGAGGTCGTCGAATTGATAAAGATTGAAAACGGAGCAGCTGGTGGTCCCGACACCACGGATCCGCTCGGAATGCGGTTCAAGACCGAAATGGAGCGGTTTGAGTTGACGGGCTACGGGTGCACTCAGGACGAACTACTCAAGTTCTCGGAACGGGTGTGGAGTTTTGACAATTTGAAGGACTGGGAAGGCTTCCGTGAAAGTCTCCCGGCCTCCTGGCGCCCCTGATGGGGCCGGACACGAAACGTCGTGGAAAACCGTTTCACCCCGTGTCGCAATTAGCAGCCATTTTGGCTTGTAAGTCCCAGAGTCCGAGGAGGAAATGCCTCGGGCGAGATGTCGTAGGCACAATGCAATGCAGGGATGTTCTCCGCCCATCCCCTCCCGTGCCGGGGCGCTGAAGGGAGACGCCCCAACAAGACAGGCTTATTCTTGGCCCCGATCCCTGAGAGCCCAGGGAGGGTGCAGCCTGCTGGTTCTGTGCGAGGGAGCAGACCTGAGGTGAAGGCTGAAGGAGGCCCGGATTTTGCCGCCGGGTCTGGAATTTGCCGACCTTAACTCCAACAGGAGTCCCCCCTCTCCCGCGCTGTCCTGAGGAGGATGGTGACACTGGCGCCGGGGCCGTTAAGGCATCGAGCGTTGGAAGGGGGACCAAAAGATGGTTACGATGTGTGCCAGCACATGCATGACAGCACTGGCAGCGGCTAGTAGAAGGAGTGTGTATTCTAGGCCCACCGAGCTCTCACGTTGAGCGCCGACCCACGGCGTGCGGTGACACCATTCATGTCATCTCGGTGTAGGGGTCTTGGCTTGAGCGCCCCTATTGGAAGCGATCAGGATTTGGTCACCTGGCACGGCGCCGAACGGGATCCATGCGGATGCCCGATAGTTTTGGCCGTGTTTATCGCGGAGTGCACATTTTGGCCGTTCGGCAAGCCCACGTTTTGGGCCAGCAGCAAAGCTCACTAAAAATCTAAAACGAGCGTAGCTACTGGCCCCGGTCATTTTAGGGCACCATGGCTCCTGTATATAGTGGTAGAAACATGTGATCTGGGAACAACCCTGGGTCAACACTTGGAAGGTCCAAGGACCAGAC